CATTCCAGATCTGCCGATCCGCTGATGGTCGCAAGGCCGCATTCTCCTTCGTAGGATTCAAAAGTCCCCGGCGTGAGGTGCAGCTTGAACGTGCGTTTCCGGTATCGGTCGTTCACGTTTTCCGAGGAAAAGACGAGCGGCGAAAACCCGAATCTTGTGCCACTCCGTGTCTTCATCGCCGCCAAAAGAAGGTAGCCGCCCACCACGTTCGAACCGATGAGAGATGCAGGATCCTTCTTCTCGGCAGGTTTGACTGGAGCGTCACCCACCTGGCCGCCAGCGTCCCACGCGTCCCAGGCAGTCTGCCATGCTTGCAGATCCTCCACGTATTGCGCGTAGGTATCCGCATCCGCAACGACCTGCCACTGTGCCTGGTCGTCGATGGTCACCTCCTCCTCGATGCGGGAAACTCGGATTGCCCATGCGTCCTCGTCCTCCTCCAGTGTGAGAGTCGCTTGAAGGGTGGAGGCACTTGTTGTCAGGACATGGCTCTCGCTGGTCACCCATTCGGAGTCGTCCTGTCCTTCGTCGTATTCGTTCCGGCCTGTCTGGATCGTGACCCGATAGCGTCTGCCCGTTCGGCTCACCAGCGTCAGCTCATTGGCCTTGCCGGTGCCCCTGTGAGCCAGCAGTCCGTAAAGATCGTAGCCGAATGTTGCGGTCATCGGAACCGAATCGAGTGCGTCGGAATCCTGAAACACACCGTAGCCGTCCATCCACTTGTCTCCGATTGGGTCGGAAAGTTCCATTTCCGAATACCCAGCCCGGTAGATGGAATCACCGACCGCCAGATTCGATCCGCTTCCAGAGACGTAACCGTCATTGGTGGAAACTTCCCGGTGAAGGATAGGTGCATTCTTCCGGCGCACACGGTTCACCCATGAGGAAAACTGTCCGTTCCACGTTTCCCCCTCGTTGCCAACCATGCCGGAAGGCGTTCCCGTGAACCAAGGGCCAAAGGCAACCACGTCGCCGCCACCGATGATTCCCAGATAGCCGTCACCCTCGCTTCGAGTCGCCCCCGGCCCGATGTAGGAATAGGTTCCGAGACCTGATCCGGTAATGTCGCGGAAGTCATCCGACTCTGCCATCCACCGCTGGAACTCTTCATTCAGCCACGCTTTGTCCACCGCTTCTGAGAGAGTGATCTCGGTGTGATCCGGTGGGTCGTTGTCAGTCGCACCTTGCGTCGCCGTGGTGGATGAATTCGGCCAGATGTTGCCAATCGTGGGTCTGCCAACTTCGTCCGTTTTAACGGTTACTGTGTTGGCCTCCGTATTGAACAGATAGGAACGGGTGCGCGAGCCACTCCACTTCGAGACAGCATCCTCATCCAGATCGACGGAAGTGAATGTCCGGTAGGCGGCAAACCCGCAGAAAATCTCCACGTCTTCCGATGCAACGAACGGACCGTTTGATTTGAATTGCAGGTAGAAATCATCGCCACTAAATCCGCGTGTCCGCGTATTGGCGCTGCTTGCCGCCTTGATGAAAAACGGGGTGAGCGGAATGCGAAACCAAGCCTGCTTGATAGGCACCCAAGAGTGGCTTGCCATCAGGTCTTCGAAGTAGAAGTTCATAGCCTTGTCAGTAGGTTTGGCGTTGATAGGTGAGTTCCTTGCCGATGCGGATTTCACCTGCCGAAGAACCTTGTTGGATCGAGGTGACGTGCTCGCTCACGACCAGTGATCCGCCTCCCGCTTGGAAGATGACGTGCGCCCCGTCGCTTACGAACACCATGCCGAGCAGGACGACCGCGTTGTTTGGTCGGCTCGCACCCACCTCCCAGTCTGGCGTTTTATGCGAGTCGTAATCCGATCCAGTGACAATCTCCCAGGATGTGACGAGTAGCGCGCCAGTGGTTCGCAGCGTGGCCTTGGCAAAGAAGTAGGTGGTCGATGAAACCACAAACTGATCGTCCCAGTTGTCTGCGACAAGATTGTTGAGCGTCCCCCACTCGATGTAGTATCGCTTGCCTGTTGATTCTGGATCCGGTGGCGTCGCCGGTGCGGCAATGTATGGCGGTCGCGATCCAAGGATGGCGAGCGGAACTGCCTTGGCACCCGCGCCGCCCGTAGCCGAGGGCTTTACGCGGAAGGTGAAACCCGCCGACGAGGAGACAATCTCGGTGCCTGGTCCCGGCCGCGGCGTGCGCGCTTCAAGAGCGTCGATGATCAGATTCCAGTCCTTCGCGAGGATCGGATTGCCGGGACGTTTTTTGGATGGGAGGCGCATGGTCTCAGAGGTTGTAGATGTCTTCGTCCCACCCGCCCGCGTCGGATGAGATCCATTCGCGCTCGATGCGGTAGGAGTTGCCTTCCTGACTCTGGCTCACGCTGTTGAGCAACCAGGTGCGGCCGTCTGATAGGGACGGCTGCCGACCGTCGGGGTTGTCGATCTGGCCTATCTTGCGCACGTCGCTGGACGCCGCCGAGCTACTGCGCACCGTGGATTGCCGCCAGACGACCTTCGGCGAGTAGTAGGAAGTCTGACCGCGCAGGATCTTTTCGAGAGCCTTCTTGCCGAGGGCGCTCGTCACCTTGTCCTTGTAAGTGCTGCCGGACGAATCCTTGTCCTTGCCGCTGATAATCGCCTGCAATGATTCCTTTTCCTCGTCGCTGAGGTCGCGGAACTTCTTGTGCGAAAGCAGCGGTTCTTCGGAAAGCGACAATCCGAGCGAAAAGGTGGTCTTGGCAGGGTCGTTCGTCGCGTTGTCGGTGCCCGCGTAGTTGCAGGTGATTTGCGCGATGTCCCCTTCGGACACCTGCGCCGTCGCGGAATCCACCCACATGAACGGAATGTCCGGATGAGGAGTCCCCGGACGCGGCATGACCTGGGTGATCGAGGTGCGGTGGCAGAGGAAGACTTGGGTGGCCGTCCACTTGCCCTCGCGATCCACGGCGATGCTGTAATCCGGCTGCGGATAGAGTTTGCCCGGTTGGATGGAAACGTGTCTCGGCATCTTGGCCGGGACGTCGCGTCAACCGAATGCGGGAACTAAGGTTCCGGTGCCCGGTTTCATCCGCTCGCCCATTTCGCGCAGGAGGCGGTTTGTTTCGCTGGTGAGCCGGTTGTTTTCCCGCTGGGCGTCCAGAGCGCCGGCCGAATATCCACCGCCACCCACCTTGCCGAGCGAAGTGACGATGGGGGCAAGCGTGGATGCGGCAGGCTTTGCGACCGTGGGCGCATTTTCACTCGTCACCTTCGCCGCAGCGGCAGCCGCCTGCTTGACTTCATCCGCCTTCGGCATCGTGTCGCGGATCGACTGCGCCACCTTGCCGAAGCTCTCCCGTAATCCGTTGGTGTCGATGAGTTCGCTTCCGGTTGTATCGCCGGCCTTTCTCGCCGCTTCCGCCACCCGTTCGCCGAGCTGTGGAGCACCTTTACCGAGAAGTCCTTGTGCCTCTTCGGCCATCTCCTTGAAGTTCATGCCGAACAACTCCGCGCCGGTTTCCTTGCGGTCCTTCAAGATGCTCGCAAAATTCGTGTCCACGTATTGCGCCTCGATGCCGAGCAGTTCGCTCATGCCGGGAATCTTGAGCAGGCCCTTGAGCAAGTGGGCGATCACCCATTCCATGCCCGCCTGCAGATAGACGATGGGCGTTTGGAATGCATTGAGCAACGCCGCGCCGAAACCGGCCACCAGACCGAGCAACGTAGTGCCGAGACTCTTCCACATCGCCCCGTCGGTGATCAGGTTCCAGAAGAACTCGATGGCGACGCGGAAGCCGTTCACCAGCGCGTTCACGCCCATCGCGAATGCGAGCTTTAAGCCGGAAGTCACCAGGTCGAGCAGTTGGCCGCTCTTGAATGCGGCGATGACGAACATGACCGCGTCCTTGACCCGCTTGCCCGCCTCTGCCGCCAGCGGTGCCAGCTTTTGCACCAGACCAATCGCCTGTTCGACCAGCGGACGGATCGCATCATTGATTGGCGTGCCGAGCGTGAGGAATACCTCGTTGATCGTGTCCTTGAGCGTGGAGAAGAGACCCGATGTCGTCTTGCTCTGCGCTTCCATCATCCCGGAGAACTTGCCGCCCTCCGAGGTCAATGAAATGAATGCCTGTTCGATGGCCGGGAATCCGACCTGCCCTGATTCAACGAGCTTCTTCACCTCGGAATCCGACACGCCGAACTGCTTCGCCAACTCCCCGATGATCGGAATGCCGCGCCCGGTGAGCTGGTTGATGTCCTCAGCGAAGAGCCGCCCCTGCACACGCGCCTTGCCGTAGAGTTCAGCGATCTCGTTGACCGGAGCCTGAATGCCCGCAGAAACGTCGCCAATGCGTCGCAGAGTTTCGGGCACGGTGTCCGCA